GAACAGTTACATTGGTCAACTTTAAACGTCGGGCTGCTTTTGATGATATGATAGTTATGTTGTCATCACCTAGCACTGCCAAGCAATACTCTCCTTTCTTTAAACCCAGTTGGTGTAAAAAATAAAGAATAATTAGAACTGTACAGCGTGTGTTTCCAGAGCTGGTGTCGTTGTCACCGCTCTTTCTCACACCTTTGGTACGTAAGGATATTGGACCAAACTGGAGTCTGGAGTATAATTTTGATTTTAGGTAAGCCCTTTCGGACTCATCTATACCAAAACCCAATGCCTTGTACCATCTGTTCTCAGCTTTAATACATTCTTCACCTTGTGTAACATCATACATGGAGAAGTCGGAGTATAGGAACATTGGGTCTGGAAAACGGGAACATGCCCTCCTAACCCAATTAGTCATGTCGTCATTAGTAACACCTGATGCATAGTAGACATCGTGTTCGCAATTCCAGACGCTTTTCATGACTCTTCCATATTGTAGGAACCAGGGGCCGCCAATCAGTTTGGCTGCATCTGAGGCTCCATACACGGCGCGGGGCTTTTTTGGATTTCGGACCTTGTGCCTAATGACACTCAAGGTCTTTTCAAGTTTACCAAAAACATTGTAGGTGAAATCAATTTCGTCACCCACAACCCCACTATCAATCAATTTTTCCCTGGCAAAGAGCAAGTACTTCCTCTTTTGTCCAGGGAACCTTATTAACCAGTCTTGAAACAAGTCCTCATCAGTTAAAAGGGTAGTGACCCCTTTGTTCTCAAGTTTGTTACGTTTCACCACCCATTGACTAAGGGTGAAGCGGTCCTCAAAAATTTTCACAACCTTATCCCAGGCTCCAGGCCTGGCTGATGGTGTTGGCACAACAATTCTACTGTACACAGTCACCACTTTGTTGTGGTTTGACTTATTGTTGTGCACAATAGGAACTGAAGTAGTAGTTCCAACACCATATAGGGTTGTACCAGGCTTTTTGTCACCGTGGTATTCATTTTTGAGTGATTTCAAATTGAGTTTCTTGATTTGCTTACCGACCACCCTTTCGATAGGGTATGTTGACTCACACTGTATTAAGTGGGAACCAGGTCTAACAGCAAAAGAGCTACTGTCATCAAATGTGCCAGTATTGTTTACGCTCTCGAAGAAATTGTCAGATTGTTCATATTGGTTATCATCATCCCCACCCTGTCCTCTATCCATACATAAATAGTAAATTAGATAAATGATCGCTGCAGCTATGAAGATGCTGCAGTATTCGATAAAAGGGCTTTTATTGTTAATTGTGCAGTTGCCATCACTGGCATCCACAAAAATCCTGTTTGCGAAGGGTTGCAATGAGGGTACAATCACGTACAAACTACTCATTATAAACAGTATTACCAATAAAGTGGGCCTGGGACATCGAGTATTGTGCCAGGATCTTACAGGTCTTCTTCCTTTTCCTAGGTCGTACATCAATTGTTCATGCTGAACATTGTCACGCTTGGTGGCAAAGTCAGCAATTAGCAATTGCATAAAAGGGTTATCACGATCAAAAACATAGTTGTCTTCTGAAGGCTCCAAACCAATCATTTCACCAAGGGCAGAGCCATGTGCTCTGGGCTTGAGGAAAATGAAGGGTAGTTCACAGCATTCTTTCAGTAAACAACCAATTAAGCCCACAAATAAAATGAAACCAAGGCCTTCCCAGGCATAAAAGTAATAAGCCCCAAGCTCATCTCCACAGGTTTCATAGAATTGTGTTCTAATGATCGTGCCATTTATAAGCTTATAAACATCATAAGGTTTAACAGCTTGCACACCAGGTATATGCATTAATCTCCCAAGGGTGATCACAAGAAAAAGCAGTGTTATAACAATAGGGATGAGCAGGAATATCTTCCATTTGAACGGTGGCCGCACAATTTCATTTTGTACATACCCCTCATTCAAACTGATTCCTTTCTTTCCCAGATCAAAGTGAATAGGCCTCCTGAATGGCGTGAATGATAAAATCCAAAACCACAAGCTTTTGAGCCAATGGTTATCATCCTGATAATCCAACCAATTAATGACCTCATTTTGGGCATCACAGAGTTCTTGTAGATTCTGTGGTACACTATTAATGGCGTCATGAATTTTACGGTTGGCAAGATTGCCAAATGTGAGATCCGATAAGTTCATTTTGTCGTTCATGTATAATTCGTTTTTAACTAGGTTTTCCAGCAACGGTTTTACATCAGCAGCTTGTGTGGTAGTGCAGATGCCCTTATTCACAGCGGTTTTTAACTCATTTTGTACTTTACTTGTCAGTGCCTTGAATGTACTCCTTGATGCAGGCTTTTTGCCTATCCACATCCTGAGTGACGCCCAAATGTCAACTGGTAAGTAAAAGTAATAAGATGGTGTTCTTATTGTGAGCAGATTACCTGTCATGTAAAATTGGCTTATTTTCTCCTTTACTGAATTTTCAATG